TGTCTTGAACTCTTGGCGGAGAATCATAAAGATAATAATCATGTCTGCCGGGCCAATACCAACCCAACGAATCCTGCGCAGCAAGATCAAACATTGTTAGATTTTCATAAGGGTTATCACCAACATCATCGCTTGAATATAACATCAGTCCTTCTCCGGTCTACCTAATGATGCTCCACCAATAGGAGCATCGGGTGTTCCACTAGATGCTCCCGGTTGCCACAAGCCATCTGATAATCTTAGCAGTCTTTCTTTTGGATAATCTATTTTAACTTTATATGCATCTGTACCAACTGGAGCAAACAAACTACGAAAGAAAAAATTAATTGCATCATCAGTTGATTTAGAGAGATATAGATCACGAACATTCCTGAGAAGAGTTCTAACATTAATTGCAGAGTTGGAAGGATCTGACCAATTAAGTCTTGCACTTTCTGGGTAGTTTTTAGCAATCATGTTTTTATAATATATTAAAAACTTATCTTCAGCCAGATCAAGATCTCTTAGTTCAGTGAGTTTGCCGATATTGTTTTCTTCATGAAGCCAGTTATAAAATGTCTGGATGAAAAAGGTAAAGTTTGTGTGGTTCTCACGAACGAAAGAAGGCAACGCTTCATCGACGAAAAAGTTAAATCTCTGTTTGCCGTAGGTAATCCCCCGCTGTTCGCCTTCATTCAGAGATTTTGTCGCAAAGTCTTGGCCCAATGGTAACTCCTGCAAACGCGCATCCTCATACGCTGCTTTTAGGGGATGACGATCTACTTCTTCCCCGGCATTACCGTCATCTATACCTTGTGTTATAAAATCTACCATTAAATTTCTTCTATAGTTATTGGGTGGTCAGTATTTGGCCAATCTGCTTCTCTTTGGAATACAATGTTTCGTTTCGACACGACATTCTTACTTCTTGGTTCATAGTAAACGGTAAAGTTCTCTGATGCTTGAACATCTCTCAAATATATGAATCCCGTTTCAGAGTTATATGTACCAACATTGGTGGTGACTAATGTTCTAACTCCATCTACATTACTGTACAAGTCTATAACACCATCTGCTCCGTTTTGAATATAGAACACAGAACCTTCAGAAGCATAGTCTGCGTGTGCAAATTCACTTGAATATATTACTTGGCCAAAATCATTGTTTACTGCATTTTGTGTTCTTAGCGGTTGTCCAAAATCAAACAGGTAAGATCCCGAAGGGGATGTGTTGAGTGTGTTTTGGGATACTATTAAGAAGTAATCAAGACCAACAACACTTCTCTCTACTCCCAAAACATCTCTATTCAAGTTCTCAAAAAGGAGGCTAGATTTAATAAGACCAAACTGATAACCGCCACCCATAAGTGTTCTTACTAAATCCCTTATCTCATTGGCACTCTTTGCTGTATTGAACTTGTCATATTCAACAGTAAAATTACGGAAGTAGATCGTGTTATACTTTGGAGCAACATATTCTGGAATGATACTTATAACAGACTTGTTTTTGACAACATCCACGATCTTTTTTGTGTCTATGGCAGAACTAGATGTAGTACTGACAAACACCCTACCATAGCGTGGTGGATTATTTTCTTCTCCGCCCCAGATATTTACCGAAGTAACCGTTCTTAAATCTTTTCTTATTAGTGCATCATAATCTAATTTTGTAACTGCTCTGTTTTGAGATTGGAAGAATGCAGGGGCATAATATTTAATATCATCTAACGTGTCTTCTTCCGAACCACCACTAGAGGGAAGAACCACTTTATTAATGCTTATATTGGAATCTGCCTGAGAGAAAACTACAACCCCGTTATCGCCGTTTCCATTTCCTCCTATTAGATAATCTTTTGTGATGATGGCATTATTGGTGACCGCTTTTCCAAATACACCGTCCCCAAACTTAACTGTATAATAGTTGTCATATGTACTATCTACAAAATAAATTTTGTCATCACCGTTCAAACCAGAAACAATGTTTGAATCCATCAATGACCACGTTTCTGATGTAACGCCATCGTTGACTGATACTCTTAGCGTGTCGGTATCGACAGTTCTGTCACCAATTATAGTACCACCTTCACCCTGCACCAAACCATTACTACCATACACCACTGCATTTGCAGTTAGTCCAGAGCCAAGTGTGAAACCGGTTGCTCCCCAAAAAAACCACGGGACTCCATTTGCATTAGCAAGTTGCCTTCCCCTCACAATATTCTGTTCGCTACCGGAAACATTTTTAAGTTCTAATTTTGCGGATGCACATGTTTTAGATTTAGGAACGTAACCAAGCATCTTAGATAATGAAACAACATTATCCCTTTGTGTTGCACTATCCAAAAACATTTCATTAGCAATCATATTCGCATAGAACGAATAATACATTGTATTATATGACAAAACATCCAACAGAATAGACAAAGCAGAACCGTCGAAGTTATAGTCTGTAAAGAGATCTTGCTTTTCTAGAAATGATTTCAAACTAGATTTTATATCATTAAAATCCAGTTTAGTAAAATCAACGCTTCCAAGAGTTGTAGCGTTTGTGGTACTTGTCGTTGATGAACCAGTATAGTCTACTGCCATTTTTATCTATCTCTCTTTATGTTTACACTTACTTCTTCTACGGTATCCAGTGTCTTAAACTGAACCTGAACCAATGGTTCGCCGCGTTGTGTTTTTTTAATCTCTATAATTGATCCTGCCGCTCTGGGTTCAAATCTATTTATTGCGTTTGTTGCTTCGTGTCTAAACACTGCACTGTGTATACCACCAAAAGAATTTTTCATACTGTTTGGTTTCTTAAGGCTTGATTTTTTCCAAATCATATCTGTGTCTTCTGGTTCGAACTGAAGTCTTCTAGTTCTGCCATCCATATTATGTTGAAATGGTCGCTCATAGCGGTTAGTCTGTAAAATACTAGCAACAGATTGCTTAATAGCATCTGCATCCGTTTTTAATAAAATATCACCACTTGCCCCCAATCCCGAATCCGTAAAGATAGGAGAGGGTTTAAAATTCAAATCAAAATCAATATATTTTGGTTTTAGTGTTTCGTTTTGTATTGGTGCCATGTGTGAACCCTTTTAGTTATTTATAACTAACCCGCTTCCTCTGTGTCAAGAAATTCTTCCTCTGTCGTTTCTTCTTCCCCTTTATTCTTAGAGAAGTCACCCTCCAAGTATCCAACTTTACTTGCATATCCACTCCAATCATAATCAGAAAAGTCCTTCCATGCGCCCATGTTGATAAAAGGTGTCACAAAATGAAGACCGATACTTGGATTGTCTGCAAACCTAGTTGCGATGGTGGTTTGATTATCATCTACAAAATTAACAGTAGTTGTTTCTGGTTTACCATGCTTATCCCATTCACCAGTATTATAGGTATAATCATTGCCGGACGCTGGAGAATCCGTGAAGAATTTATACTGTTTCGCATTTAAGAATCCTGGTGTGTCAATGTTTCTGGTATATTCAACCTCATCTGAAGAGAAACTCAATGCACCAGAAAACCAGTTGTTATCTACTATGGCATCATAGTTAGAAAGCATATCCCTACCCACAGATGCGTATGGTTCTGGGAAAGAATCCCTAGAGAGTTCCATCTCCATAGTATGTGTGTTATTTGCCGATATATTATGTTTAATTGCGGTTATCATATACCTACCACGCATAAATTCCTGAGTAGGATCCGATTCTGCATCTGCCAGTGTAGATGTAATTGGAACCTCTAGCGCAATTATTTCGCCCGGTTTTCTAAACAAATTACCACTAGTGGTTATTAAAAGTTGCTGGGACTTTAATAGATTTTCCTGTACGTTTCTCAATAACGGAGTCCAATTATCCGTTTCCCAAAATCTAGAAAATGTTCTATTGTATTCAAAGTACTTTCTGAAGTTTTTGTCTTTAGTTGCAGAATTACTACCTTGACAGGGACAGGTGCAGTCTGGTCCTTCTGAGAAAAGACCGGGGAATATTCTTTTCCAGTCAAGTGTAACAGAATCAGATCCGACCCCCAACAAATCAATAAACTCATCATCTGATCCACAGACATCCCTAAAGAAACTTAACTCTGCGTTTGTGTGCTGCTTAAATCTAGCAGTGGGAACCGATCTGTGTAGGGAACCATAATACCAATGATCTCTAGATCCACATCCTAACCATTCCTCTCCCATAATATTCTCAATAAGACTACACTCTTCTGGTATTGACGCTGCAATATATGCCAATTCAGAACATGTTGGTTTATCGTACCAGTCATATATTGGAACAGTGACATTTTCGTATTCCGGCCGACCTTCTTCATTAGTTTCGCCTGTTGGTCTTGATACTTCCTCTGTATTACCTCCACTTTCCCTTAATTTTTCTTCATTAAAGTCTAGGTATTTGCTTGTATATCCTTTGCCAGCCTCCCCAAGAGATTCTAAATGAGGACTTTCTGGATCATAACCAAAATTGAAACTGAATGGTGCCCCATTCGCGCAGCCCGATTCCCACAAACCCAGATTGAAATCATATTGCCTGAACCTGTTCAGCATTTCATAAAACGCTTTCATCGGTCTGGTCACAGCAGTTTGGATATAAAGCATATCCTTGAGTTCACATATACCAAGTCTTGTATGTTTGTAATGATTATAAAAACTAGTAGGAGGAGAATTGTCTACTATGTTGTACCCATGCTGGTAATCATGAGGCTCAGTTATCATTTGTGGTTTGAGAGCATTTCGCAGGGTAGGTTTTAGTAGTTTGCTTTCATACTCGCCTAGAATATTGGATATTAGTGGGGATGCTTCTATTGTTGTCCATAGTTTATAATCTCTTGGGTAATAATAAACATAAGTGCTTCTGTCGATCAAAAAGTTTATCTCTTCTCTCGACATTTCAAAATTAATTTCATTTTCGTTGAAGGTAAGCGTATTAACTAAGTCCGGTCTTGGATTTAGCCAATACCTGTAAATAGAAGCCAGAGAACCATTGGTTAAAAGTTCTACCAAATCAACATAATTATAAACTTCAAGTTCGTTTACCCTATTAAACTTCTGTGACGATTTCTGTTGATTCGCATCCGGGGCAAAGGTATAAATTCTATCCAGTGGAAACTCATCACCATCATATTGTTGATCTGCCAGTAGACTCTCTACAGATCTGAAATGTATACCGTCTAAGTCTTGCCAAAAGTGAAAATTTACAGCGTAGGGATTATTGTTGTTTTGGGCATAGTCTGCACAATCTTGTAAAAGAGTATATAAACTCTCTGCCTTATAATCATCTAGATTTGCACTGACAACTGGGAAAAACTGTCTGTACCAAATAGAGTTTTTTGAATTCTCAATTTCAAACGGAACAGGAGTTCCCTCAACGCCATCCGCCAGACTTAAGTAATCTTCTACTAGGAGGTTTACAAGTCCCCTCTTCTCGGCCACACTGGCTCCTTCACATATTCTCTCTTCTTTTTTCTTATCCTCTTCCTCCTGACCGACACCCTCATTCACTCCCCCCTCCGATCCCCCACCAATTAGATAACTGCTGGTAAAATTATCTGAAAGTTGAGAGTTTGATATTTTTCCCATATACTCACTAAACACATGATCTGATGCAATTTGATTTAATACCACATACGAAGGAGAAGCAAAATGCAACACATAAGATCTTGTGTTTGTAGTTTCTGTCGGAGCAATTGATTCTACCCTGTAGATAGAAAATGTTCTTTCGGACAATCCAACTTCTATATCACCATCATCTGCGTTTTCTCTTTTAAATTTTCTAACAGCAATTGTTAAATTATCGCCTGGCGAAAATGAGTTTCTAATTCCCTTTGCTTCTATATCAGTTAGGAAAATTGCTCCAGACATATATGTTGAAAACATATTTTCATACAGAACAATTTGTTCGAGCATTTTCTTTTTACCAGAAAGTAAATTGGTAACAAGATTCCCATCATCGCCATCCAAATCGGCGTGAGTGACTAGGGCTTTTTCTATTGCTACTTCTTTTGGATAATTTTTAGCCATAGTATATACCCTCTATATCACTTAATTCTCGAATTGTAGTTTGCAACCACCGTGTCGGATAGGGGAGATTTGGTTAAGGCATCTGACATTGCTGTTAACATTGGCTGTAATAATCTTGCATCTGGAATTTTTATTCGTTTAATATCATCTGCTTTTTCTTGTGCAGTTTCCACAAGATTTAATACCCGGTAACCTTCATTTTCTGAAGCCGACTGACTACCACCACCACTGCATCCAACAAATTCGCCCAACAAGGTATGTTTTATACTTTCGTTTCCTAGTTGACTGGTATAAAAATCATATTCGGCAGTACTAATAAAAACTCTATTTGGGGCTTCTGCCAATGTTGATATACCTTTACCTTCTGGAGTTTTAAAGGAAGCATATGCTTTAGTTTTGTCATCAAACCTTTTCAATATTTTACTTCTATACGCTATTTCGTATGTGTCTTCACCTGTCTTGTCAATAATTGCAAAGGAATCTCCTTCCGCAAACAGACCATTTTCAGTTGTCGTTAAGAAATCAATTCTCTGTAGAGTTTTATCCAGTCCTACTATCTGAACAGATACCAATGTTGATGTCGGTGAATTCCCGTCTAATTTTACCAGGATATCACCAACTCTCGGGAACCTCGAACGAGTATAACCGTCAGCAGAACTGAGTCCTAATTCGTCATCATCCTCGTAGAAAAAAGATCCCATATTTTCGAATGCTTTTTCTTCTAGTTTTTCAACCACAGTTTCTGAACGGGGCATTTCGTTGAATGGATTTACGATATCATTAAACATTAAAATCGCCCAGAAGTAATGAGGATTGCTATATGCTTTTTGAGATATTATTTCTGGAGTATCACCGGCTTGAATATTATAATAGTAGAAACTGTCTCTGTGTGCTTTATCTTTTAAATCTATTCTAGCCCTCTTGAATAGATTAATCGCCCGCACGGATTGAACACCCAGATCTTTGAATGTATAATTAAACCGAGATAGATTCTTAAAAAACATAATGATACCTTTCTATTTCTATCACCCATCCCACGATGGGCTATTATTTATTACTATTCTCTGCTTCAGTCCCACGATGGGCTACTACCGCTATTCTCTACGTCACTTTGGTCTGGAATGGCATCAGTCTTTCTGTTGTTGAGTTGACATTCCTTTATGGTTATACTTAAAGTTACGTTGGTGGGCTTTCCATCGGGGAATACTTTAACAAGACCTGCTGCGCCATAATTGACAGTCATGGATGTGATTACAGCCTTTCCTATTCTCGGTAACTCGTCGGTATCTTTCCAGTTCAGATAATATTTTACCTTTACTTCGTCTGGAAAGATAAATCGTAAATTATCTTCTGTAAGATCTGGGTATGATGCACTTCTTATAATCTTAATAATATTACTCAATGCTACAGACTCTGCTTCCGATCTGGGAAACAGATCAAAGGTAAACGTAAATTGTCTAAAGTCTGGTTGTGCAAAAAGTTGCTCCTCACGAACATTTGGTGTGGTTCTTGTCGTAGCAGACATCAAATTAGACATCACATTATTACCAGCAGATCTCTGTATAAGGTTAGCAACCATGTTTGAACTAGCACCACCCCCTAGGGGCTGAGCATTCGCCGCACCTATTTCTCCACCAGAAAAAAGAGTTGCTAAGTTATCACCGGCACCACCCAACGACATGAGATCGCCTATCACGCCATAGTTTGCGGTAGAGTATTGAAACCCGTTTGATTCCTCAATCATTGCAGGAGAAGCGATGAATATGTTGTGAGTGGGGTCACCCAATATATCATAATCGTTACCAGCACGTTGTGTGTCGCTAAAGTTAAACGTGGTTTTCGAAAAATGAAAGCCTATTGCGTGAGAAGCCCATGCTATGTCTGTGTGTGGGAAGAAGTAGTCTGCCATAGATAGTGTATGCCTTATAAAACTAAATTTTTTCCAGAGAATGTCTCAAAATATATAGGCGACTTTAACAAAATTATATGTCGTTCTTTATGGGAAAGACGCTTTTGTAAATATTTAGACGAAAATAGAAATGTTATTCGTTGGTGTAGTGAAGAAATAATAATACCTTATTATTCTCCCGTCGATAAAAAGATGCACAGATACTATCCAGACTTCTATGTTGAGATGAAAAACAAGTCTGATAGCGTTCAAACTTTAATCATAGAAATAAAACCGAAAAAACAAACAAAAATACCAACAAAAGGTCGGAAGAGAAAGAATACATACTTAAGAGAATGTATAACTTATGAGGTAAATAGGGCAAAGTGGAAACACGCAACCGCATATTGTAAAAAACGAGGATGGGAATTTAAAATTCTAACGGAGAAAGACTTATATGGCACTTGACTTCATATTAGACCAATTGGGCAGTTCGCTTTTGCGTCCCGCACATTATACCATAGAAATCTATCCGCCAATTTTATCTAATGCTGTGAGAAAACCAAACATTCCTTTCGGAAATTATCTCACCATACACGCAGAGGAAGTGAATTTTCCTGGTAGGCAAGTTCTCACTAAGCAAGTAACATATTTTGGAACAGCGAGAGAAATGCCATATGATTCTGCTTTTGCCGAGGATATAACTGTAACTTTTAATATGACAAAAAATGATGGTATACGAGAATCGCTGGAAATATGGATGGATGGTATTGTCGATACTTACCTCGGTATCGTAAATTATTATGATGAGTATACATCAAGTATGAGAATAGCCTTACAAAATTCAGAGGGCGATGATTCTGTGATAATGCTTGCCGAAGAAGTATACCCAAAAGCAATTACGCCAATAACCCTCGGTGCTGCATTATCTGATACTTATGTCAAGTATGGAGTTAACTTTGGTTTCAGAAGATATCACCTAACAGACTTAAACAGCGTAAATGACCCAATTGGATGATTTATTTAATTAAAATAAGGAGATTTAAATCATGGCTACATTAACAGGTATCATCGAAAAGATGACCCCCAAATACACAACAAAACTACCGTTATCAAAAATTACGGTTAAGTACAGACCCTTTCTTGTAAAGGAAGAAAAAATTCTTTTAATTGGCATGGAAGACAGTGCCAAAGATAATGTGAAAGAGCAGTATACGATGATTCGTGATCTGTTAGCGTCCTGTACCGATATAGAAGATATTGATTCTCTTCCTATAGCAGAAGTAGAATTGATGTTCTTAAAACTAAGATCAAAATCCGTAAACAATATCGTTAAATTAATAGTAGGCGGAGAGGGAACTGATAGCACAACAGAGATAAGCCTCGATTTAGATACTATTGGTATTGAAGGCGATATACCAGATTCAAAGATAATGATTTCGAATGATGTCGGTATTGACCTTAGTCCCCCTACGCTGGGATCTCTTTTGGGAATGCCCGACACAGATTTAGATAGCGCGGCTGGCCAGTTTTCTGGAATGATAACAATGATAAAGGCTAGTATAACTGAAATATTTACGCAGGACGAAATTATTAAAACCGATAATCTATCTTCCGATGAAATGGATGAGTTTATTCAAAATCTCTCAACAAAGGTATTGGAAAAAATCGGGGAATACTACAACAACATACCAGCAGTGCAAAAAGAAGTAGAATATGAACTAGATGGTAAGCCTGCAAAAACAATCTTAAAAGGAATAAACGATTTTTTGTGATTAGTTTATCTCATATATCTCTCGCCGCTTATTATGAGATAAACTTCGCACTTATGCAACATCATAAATATTCTTTGTCAGATATCTACGAAATGATTCCTTGGGAGAGGGAAGTTTATCTGAACTATCTGAAACAATGGCTCGAAAAGCAAAAAGAAGAACAACAATCGAGGAAATAAAATTATAAATGCCAGACTTCAACGACCAATTTAGCCGATTCATGGACCAATTCCAACGAGATTCCAAAGCAGACTCTCGGACTAACGAGGAAGTGGCCACCACTCTGCGTGACTTACTCGAAGAGCAGAGAAAAATGCGTGAACATGCAGAAGAACTGGCTAGACAGGCCGCCATCGATGACCGTGAAGCGGCTATGGAACTAGAACGGGAGAGGAAGAGAAGCAAGGTTGTCGATGATACAGCAGAAACGGGCGGGGAACAAAGCAATAGCATACTTGGAGACTTACTCAAGGATTTCAAGAGTTTTATTTTTAATCCCGTAGTTCTTGCATCCGCTGTTGGACTTGCGGTTGCCGACCAAATGACATCAGTTAATTTAAGAGGGACTTTATTCGCTGGTACAATTCTTTCAAAGGTCGGTGGCGCAAGGCTAATGACCGCTTTCAAAGCGGTTGCAGGTGCCCCTGGAAAGATGGCTACATCGTTGGGTAAATCCCTTCAGGCGAAAGGGGCGATGGGCCCTAAGC